CGCGGCCACCCGCGCGGCCACCCGCGCGGCCACCGACGCGGCCACCCGCGCGGCCACCTACGCGGCCACCCGCGCGGCCACCTACGCGGCCACCGACGCGGCCACCGACGCGGCCACCGACGCGGCCACCCGCGCGGCCACCTACGCGGCCACCCGCGCGGCCACCGACGCGGCCACCCGCGCGGCCACCGACGCTGAGCGCTTTGCAGCGCTGGCGGTTCAGCTCGGCCAGGAATTCGGCGTTGCCCCTGAGTTCATGCTTCGCTGCGCGCAGAACTGGTGGCAGATGTACCAGGGCGGCAACATGTGGTCGGCGTGGGACTGCTACCTCTCGGCCTTCCGCGATGTGCTCGGCCTGGTCCTGCCTGAGCACGAGAAATATCGCGCATGGGAAGCGTGCGCTGTCGAGGGCGGTTTCCGGATCGTGCACGAAGAGTTCTGCATCGTCAGCGATCGGCCGGCCGTGCTGACCGTCGACGACCAGAACCGCCCGCACAACGCCGAAGGCCCGTCGCACCTGTGGCGCGACGGCTGGGCGCTGTACCACTGGCACGGCATGCGCATTCCGGCCGAGCTGGACTACATCATCCACTCGCCGCAGCAGATCACGGTCGCCGACATCGAGCAGCAGCGCAACAGCGAGTTGCGCCGCGTGATGATCGACCGCTACGGCCCGGCGCGGTATGTCGTCGACAGCGGCGCGATCGTCGTGCACGAGCTGCCGGCCGATCACGCGATGGTCGGGCTGCGCACGGCGCGGCTGCTGCGCAAGGAAGTGCCGGACGACGAGGACATCGTCTACGTCGACCTGCTCAACAGCACGCCCGAGCCGGACGGCAGCGTGCGGCGCTACATGCTGCGCGTCGACCCGAACGCCTACGGCGGCCAGGCCTCGCGCAATGCCCAGGCAGCGGCGGCCAGCACCTGGCGCAACGCAGACGGCTCGCTGACCTACCAGCGCTGGCAGGACTACGCGCCGGTCGCGGAGAGCTGAGCCATGCACGCCCAGGCCGTGCTGGCCACCCTCACCAACGCGGAGATCCTGCGTCACGCGCAGGTCGACTTCGACCCACTGACCGGCACGGCCCTGGAGGCCGAGCTGCTGCAGCGCTTCCAGAAGCACGCCGATGTCATCGACCAGCTCGGCCTCGATGTCGACGACGAAGACGACGTGCGGCAGGCCAAGGCCGCTGTCGAGCTGCTGAGTGAGGAAGGCAGCCCCGAACCGGAAACGGCTCGGGCGCTGCTCGCCGCGCTGAAGCAGCACGACATCGAGGACCCGGCCGCGCTGAAGGTGCAGCTCCAGTTGCTGGAAGCGCTGGCCGAGTTCGACATCGACACGCCCGATGCGCTGCGCAAGCAGCTCGATCGCATCGCCAAGTTCGACCAGGTCATGCAGGACCTCGCCGAGCCCTTCGCCACCCTGCAGACCCTCGTCACCACGGAGTGAACACGCATGTTCCCGATGACCATCACCCTCACCACGCCGGCGCAGCTCAACGCCGTGCTGCTGGCGCTGCAGCCCAACCTGCAAGCAAGCGACTTCAAGAGCCCCGTCGTCGGCGCGGCCTACGAAGAAGCCAAGGAGCGCGTCCGCATCAACGAAGAGATCAACCCGACGTTCGGCGCGGCCGTGAAGGCGGCGCGCGAGGCCGAAGCCAAGGCCGCCGCGGGAAAGTCCGGTGCAGCGACTGCCGATACCGCGCCTTCTGCGGCGGAGGGGAAGACCCCGGCGGCCGCTGCGCTCGCGAAGAAGGACGCCGAGACCGCGGCCGAACTGGGCGCTGACGCCGCGGCGCCGGCCACCACCTACGAGGATGTCAAGAAGGCCATCCTCGAGGTGAGCAAGGTCAAGGGCCGCGACGCCGCCATCAAGCTGCTGGGCAAGTTCGGCGCCGAGAAGGGTCCGGACTTGCAATCCAAGCCCGAGACCTTCAGCAAGTTCGTCGCAGCCGCCAAGGAGCTGCTGTCGTGAGCGGCCACGCGCTGCTCGCGCCGTCGGCGGCGCACCGCTGGATGCGTTGCCCCGGCAGCGTCGCGATGGAATCCGGCCGGCCGGACAGCTCCAGCGAGTACGCCGACGAGGGCACCGTGGCCCACGAAGTCGCTGCGCGCTGCCTGTCCGGCAACGTCGACGCCGCCAGCCACATCGGCTGGCAGATCACGCTCAACGGCCGCACGTTCACCGTCGACGCGGACATGGCCGCGCACGTCCAGCGCTATGTCGATGCGGTGCGCGACTACGCCGCCGGCGGCGAACTGATGGTCGAGCAGCGCGTGGAGTTCAGCCGCTACGTGGACGTGCCCGACCAGAAGGGCACGTCCGACGCAGTGATCATCCAGGATGACGGCGACGAGCTGCAGGTGCACGACCTGAAGTACGGCCGCGGCGTGAAGGTCGACGCCGAGGACAACGAGCAGCTGATGCTCTACGCGCTGGGCGCGCTCGACCTGGTCGAACCCCTGGGCTACGAGCCCGAGCGCGTGCGCCTGGTGATCCACCAGCCGCGCCTGGATCACCTCAGCGAGTGGGATTGCACCGTCGAGGAACTGCGTGCCTTCGCCGAGCGCGCCAGAACCGCGGCGCAGGAGGCCATCGGCTGCCTGCAGCTCGGCGTCGACGAGGCCGAGGACCTGAGCCCCGGCGAGAAGCAGTGCCGGTTCTGCAAGGCCAAGGCGACGTGCGGCGCGCTGCGCGACGCCGTGCTGGAACCCGTGCTGGGCAGCGCGCCGCCGTCGCCCGACGAGTTCGAACTGGTCAACGTGCCGGGCAGGAAGCACATCGACCCCACCACGCCGGCCTGGCTCGCGGCCTCGATGAACAAGGTGGCGCTGATCGAGGACTGGTGCAAGGCAGTGCGCGCCGAGGTCGAGCGCCGGCTGCTGGCCGGCCTGCCCATCGCCGGCTGGAAGGTGGTCGAGGGCCGCCGGGGCAACCGCGCCTGGAAGAGCGTCGACGAGGCCGAGGCCGCGCTGAAGTCCATGCGCCTGAAGCACGACCAGATGTACGACTACTCGGTGATCAGCCCCACCAGCGCCGAGAAGCTCGCCAAGGCTGACGCGCTGGGTGAGCGGCAGTGGAAGAAGTTGCAGACGCTGATCACCCAGGCCGACGGCAAGCCCTCCGTCGCCCCCGAGTCCGACAAGCGCCCTGCGCTCGTCATCACGCCCACCGCCGACGAGTTCGAAGCGGTGACCACCCCCGCGGCGGCCGAAACGGCCGACGACCTCGTCTGACGCCCACCCACAAGGAGCCATCCATGCGTCTGTCTCTCAAGAATGTCCGCCTTGCGTTCCCCGCCGTGTTCGAGGCCAAGGCTGTCAACGGCGAAGGCGAGCCCCGCTTCAGCGCCGTCTTCCTGCTCGACCCGAAGGATGCCCAGGTCAAGACCATCAACCAGGCCATCGACGCGGTGGCCAAGGAGAAGTGGGGCGCCAAGACCGACGCCACGCTGAAGGCCATGCGCGCGGCGGACAAGGTCTGCCTCCACGACGGCGATGCCAAGGCCGACTACGCCGGCTTCCCCGGCATGCTGTTCATCAGCGCGGCCAACAAAGTGCGCCCGCTGGTGCTGAACCACGACAAGACCCCGCTCACGGCCCAGGACGGCAAGCCCTACGCGGGCTGCTACGTCAATGCGTCGATCGAGCTCTGGGCGCAGGACAACAAGTTCGGCAAGCGCGTCAACGCATCGCTGCGCGGCGTGCAGTTCCTGCGCGACGGCGATGCCTTCGCCGGCGGCGGCGCGGCCAGCGACGACGAGTTCGACGACGTGAGCGAAGGCGCCACGGCCGACGACCTGACCTGAAGTCTCCCTGACGAGAGGTGCGCACGCCTCTCTTTCCCGGGCCTCGCGCCCGGGGCTTTTCAGTGGCGGTGCAGTGCCGCCACTGAAAAGCCTTCCCCAGGAGAACCCCGGACCATGACCCGTCTCTGGGCAGATACCGAAACGTTCAGCCCCGTGCCGATTACTCACGGCACGCACGCCTATGCCGCGCGTGCGGAAATCATGCTCTTCGCCTGGGCGATCGACGACGGGCCGGTGTCGGTGTGGGACTGCGTGCCCGAGCCGATGCCCGACCGGCTGCGCGATGCGCTGTGCGACGACCAGGTGTTGATCTATGCGCACAACTCGCACTTCGACCGCACGGTGATGCGACACGCCGGCAGCGTCATCGAGCGCGCCGCGGCGAAGAATCTGGCTCGGTGGCGTGACACGATGGTCAAGGCCCTGTGCCACGGCCTGCCGGGCGCGCTCGAAGCTCTGTGCGACATCCTCGAGGTGCCGCACGATCAAGCCAAGGACAAGGCCGGCCGCCAGCTGATCCAGCTCTTTTGCAAGCCGCGACCGGCTGGTAGCAAGATCCACCGCGCCGACCGGAAGTCGCACCCTGCCGAGTGGGCGCGCTTCGTTGAATACGCCGCGCTCGATATCACGGCAATGCGGGCAATTGACCGCAAATTGCCAGAGTGGAATTACCGGGGGGCGGAGCTCGCGCTGTGGCACCTCGACCAGCGAATCAACGACCGCGGATTCGCTGTCGATGTCGAGTTTGCAGAAGCAGCGGTTCAGGCTGTTGGCGAGGCCCAGAAAACGTTGGCCAGGCGCACCTCGGCGCTGACCAATGGCGACGTGGAAAGAGCCACCCAGCGCGACCAAATGCTGGGCCACATCCTGGCCGAGTACGGTGTTGATCTGCCCGATATGCAGGCAGCGACCATCGAACGGCGCGCAGCTGACCCTGACTTGCCGCCTGAGCTGCGCGAGCTGCTGTCCATCAGGCTGCAGGCCAGCACCAGCAGCACGTCGAAGTACAGCGCATTGCTTCGCTCGGTGTCGAGCGATGGGCGGCTGCGCGGGGGTTTGCAGTACAGCGCAGCGACGCGCACGCGCCGGTGGGGCGGTCGGCTTTTCCAACCCCAGAATCTCTTTCGCCCGGATATGCCGCAGGCTGAAATTGAAATCGGCATTGAGGCGATCAAAGCCGGCGTGGCGGACCTGCTCTATGGTTGAAATCTGGCGCCCCATCGCGGGTTTCGAGAGCCGCTACGAGGTGAGCAACCTCGGCCGCGTGCGCTCGGTTCCGCGTCGTCTGCGCTACACCCATTGGCGCACCAGGGCAGAGCTGTTTCGCCAAGTGCCCGGCAAGGTGATCGCCGCGCAGCCGATGAACAGCGACTACCTGATCGTGCACTTGCACGCTGACGGGGAACGCACAGCGCTTCTGGTGCATCGGCTCGTCGCGGCTGCGTTTCTCGAAGGCAGTGGCGAAGAGGTGAACCACGAGAACGGAATCAAGACCGACAACCGTGCGGACAACTTGGAGTGGCAATCCTCGACGGGCAACAAGCTGCACGCCGTCGCTGCCGGGCTGAACAGCCAGGCCGTCCCAGTCACCGATCCGCTCACCGGCGAGCAATACCCGTCGATCGCCCAGGCGGCGAGAGGTGCGCGCGTGTCACACCGCACCGTTCGCGCCACGTTCGTTCAAGGGGGCGGCAATGCATAGCGTCATGCGCGTTGCGGCCAACGCAATCCGCGGTTGCATCATCCCCGCCGCGGGACGCAAGCTGGTCGTCTCCGACCTGTCGAACATCGAGGGCCGCGTGGCGGCCTGGCTCGCCGGCGAGAACTGGAAGCTCGACGCATTCCGCGAGTACGACGAGGGCAGCGGCCCGGACCTGTACCGGTTGGCCTACGCCCGCGCCTTCGCCATCGAGGCCAGTGCTGTCGACAAGGACCAGCGCCAAGTCGGCAAGGTGATGGAGCTGATGCTGCAGTACGAGGGTGGCGTGGGCGCGTTCCTGACCGGAGCGGCCACCTACGGCGTGGACCTCGAGGAGCTGGCCGCGAAAGCCTGGCCCAGCATCCCAACGTGGGCGCGCGAAGAGGCCACCGAGTTCCTCGCCTGGAGCCGGGCGAAGGGTCGCAACACCTACGGCCTGCCCGATCGCACGTTCATCGTCTGCGATGCGCTGAAGCGCATGTGGCGCGCGAAGCACGAGTTCCTCGCGCTGCTGTGGAAGGAGCTCGACGGCACGGCCATTCGCGCAGTCGAGTGGCCGGGCCAGACGTTCAAGTGCGGCATGTTCAAGGCGCGACGCGACGGCAACTGGCTGCGCATCCTGCTGCCCTCGGGCAATTACCTCTGCTACCCCTCACCGAGCCTGAAGAACGGCGCCCTGCACTACATGGGCGTCAATCAGTACAGCCGCAAGTGGTCGCGCCTGAGCACCTACGGCGGGAAGCTGTTCGAGAACGCCTGCCAGTCGCTCGCGCGCGACGTGATGGCGCACAACATGCCCGCCATCGAGGCCGCCGGCTTCGACATCGTGCTGACCGTGCACGACGAGGTGATCACCGAAGCGCCCGACAGCGACGAATTCACCGCCGAGCGCCTGTCCGGGCTGCTCGCGACCAACCCGCCCTGGGCGGCCGGGCTGCCGCTCGCCGCCGGCGGCTTTGAAGCCTACCGCTACCGGAAGGACTGACCATGCCGAACGAACGCACCCCGCGCACGATGCAGGAGGCCTTCGGCCTCTACGCCAATCGGGCCATCGCCCCGTGCACCGGCAGCTGCAACGCCGGCCGCGCATGTGATTGCACGGCGGACATCGACTACTTCGACCCGCCGCGCGAGCCGCTCTCGCCGGCGGAAGCCATGCTGTTGGTCGTGGTGTGGATCGTCTGCAGCATCGCCGTGGCCGGCTTCATCGGCTGGGCCTGGACCAGCTGGCCGTGGTTCTGACCGTGCGCTGCCCCATCTGCGGCCGACCTATGCGCGTGCTCGCGGTCGAGCAGCTGGCGAACGGCTGCACGCGCTCCCGCCGCATCTGCACGGTCCCTGACCGCGTGGCGCACGGTGAGCGCGAGCTGCTCACCTACGAGGTGCCGGCGGCCGTCATCACGGCGGTGGGTCTCTCCGCGTTCGAACGCATTGCGGCGGTCGTGCAGCGCGGCTTCCTGTCCCGCCACCAGGCCCGGCAGCGCAAGGCCGCGGTGCAGGCGCTGTGGGGCAAGGAGCCCACCAGCACCATCGCGCGGCAGCTGGGCATCAGCGAGGCCCGCGTGCGCCAGATCAAGGACGAGCGCTATGCGTGAACGCGACGTCGAGCGCCACCTCGTCAAGGCCGTGGCCGCCGCCGGCGGCCTGGCGCTGAAGTTCACCAGCCCGGGCCGGCGCAACGTGCCCGACCGGATCGTGGTGCTGAACGGTCTCACGCACTTCGTTGAGCTGAAGCGCCCGGGCGAGCGGCCCAGCGCGGCCCAGGTGCGCGAGCACGACCGCATCGGCGACGCCGGCGGCACGGTGTGGGTGGTCGATTCGGTCGAGAGCGCCGACAAGCTCGTGGAGCTGATGCTGCGATGACCCGTCGACCCTACGTCCGCCGCGCTTACCAGCACACCATCGCGGCCCACCAGCTGGACGTCGAGCGCGGCGCGACGTTCGCCGGCATGGGCCTAGGCAAGACGGTGGAGACGCTCACCAGTCTGGCCAGCCTCGACCTGGTCGAGCCAGGGCCCGCGTTGGTGTGCGCGCCGCTGCGCGTGGCGCAGAGCACCTGGCCGGACGAGGCCGCGAAGTGGGACCACCTGGCCGGCTTTGACGTCGTGCCCATCGTCGGTTCGCTCGAGCAGCGGCGCGCGGCGCTGCGCCGGCACGCGCCGGTCTTCACGACCAACTACGAGCAGCTACCGTGGCTCGCTGAGGAGCTGGGGGAGCGCTGGCCCTTCACCAAGGTGGTGGCTGACGAGTCCACGCGGCTGAAGAGCTTCCGCGGGTCGGTGCAGGTCAGCCGGGCTGGAAAGGAGTTCGTGCGCGTCGACAGCGGCGTCCGGGCGAAGGCCTTGGCCAAGGTCGCGCAGCGCGTGCGGCGCTGGATCAACCTGACCGGCACGCCGGCGCCGAACGGCCTGCAGGACCTGTGGGGACAGACCTGGTTCATCGACCAGGGCCAGCGCCTGGGCCGCACCTACGAGGGCTTCAAGCAGCGCTGGTTCAGGCCGCACGAAAGCGGCTATGGCGTCGTGCCGCTGGCGCATGCACAGCGCGAGATCGAGCAGCGCCTGGCCGACGTGTGCCTCAGCCTGGACGCGCGCGACCACTTCGACTTGGCCGAGCCCATCGTGAACGTGATCCGCGTCGAGCTGCCGGCCAAGGCCCGGGCGCTCTACCGGGACATGGAGAAGAAGATGTTTGCGACGATCGGAGACCACCCGGTCGAGGCCTTCAATGCCGCCAGCCGCACGATGAAGTGCCTGCAGCTGGCCAACGGAGCCGCCTACGTCGACGAGGACGCGACGCAATGGGTGGAGGTACACGATGCGAAGATCCAAGCGCTCGACTCGATCGTGGCGGAGGCGGCGGGCGCGCCGGTGCTCGTCGCGTACCACTTCCGCAGCGACCTCGCGCGGCTGCAGCGCGCGTTCCCGAAGGCGCGGCACCTGGACCAGGACCCGCAGACCATTCGCGATTGGAATGCTGGTCGGATCCCTGTGCTGCTGGCTCACCCTGCGAGCGCTGGGCATGGCCTGAACCTGCAGGACGGCGGCAACATCCTCGCCTTCTTCGGCCACTGGTGGGACCTCGAGCAGTTCCAGCAGATCGTCGAGCGCATCGGCCCCACGCGCCAGGCCCAGGCCGGTCACGACCGGCCCGTGTTTATCCACCACATCGTCGCGGCCGGCACGGTCGACGAGCTTGTGATGGCGCGGCGCGAGTCGAAGCGCGAGGTGCAGGACCTGCTACTGGAAGCAATGAAGCGGAGGGGGTCGTGATGCTGCTGCTCGACGCCGCCGAACTGCGCGAGCTGACGGGCAAGACCCGCGGCGACGCGCAGTGCCGCGTGCTCGAGCGGATGGGCATCGCGCACAAGCGGCGCCCTGACGGCACGCTGGCCGTGCTGCGCAGCCAGGTGGAGGCGGCCCTGGGCGGCGGCGGCGGCGC